TAATGTTAGGTTTTGTTAGGTTTTCTGCGCCAACAAATCTAGCCGTTCTTTTGCTGTATCCTGCTTCTAGTGCCGCTCTAGTGGCATTGCTATCAGCAATATAAGAGTCAACGAACTTCTTCTGTTTTGCTGTCAGTCGCATTACATATCACCACACCTCCCACGTTTGTACGAGCTATTAGTCTTCCGTGTATTGTTTGATCTTGTCAACCTGAAAGTCGCACCATTCGTCATGTGTGCCGTCTGCTTTGTAGATTGTTACGACTGGCATTGAACGATAGCCTAGCTTGCGAAATCGCTCGTAGTCGTCCGCGTCTGCTGTGACTGTTTGCACTGGCATTACACGTGACAGTTTTAATACTGTTCGCCGGCACTTTTGACAGCGCGGCTTCGTGTAGATAAATGCTTGCATGTGTTTTTCTTCTCTCGATAGTTTCTCAATGATTGCTTGCTCTGTATTGCATACGTAGCCGTATCCGACTCGCTTCATCGCATTAGACATAGTAGATCGCCCTCGTATCATGATCGCTGTATTCGACCAGCTCAAACGTTTTGTGAGCAACCACGCCAATGTCATCAGTCCACTGATCGGTTGGCTTGCGCGTTGACACTTGACGCTGAACGAATCCGCCTAGGTCTTTGCTCATCTCTGAATGGAGATGCCCCGTGAACAGTTCGCGATTCTGTGCTGTGCCTAGCATGAATCCAAACTCATCTAGGTATTTTGCAAGGTAGTTGTTCTTGCCCTTGTCTCCGTGAGTGGCACCAATGAAGTTGCGGCCTAACATTGCACCTTTGTAATGCTTAAGTGATATGTCCCAAGTGATGTTCGGCTGGTTGCTGTAGGCGCGTTTCAATAGACGAGCAAACATATATCCAACTGACGGATCGTGGTTACCTGGCGCATACATGACCTCACACTCATTGGCGTTCTTAATGATTGCTTCAATCAGTGTCTCGAAGTATTGCTCCATTTCGTTCACAGTCTCGCCTAGGTCGGTTGTTTCGAGCTGTGTGCCCTTTGCTGTGGTTGAGTTGATATTATCCACATGAGCCAGATCACCGCCCAGAATGAGCAATATTTTGGCGTAATGGCCGCGCTGAATGATCTCTAGCTGACGCTTCAATGACTCGGCATAGACATCAAACGTGTGACCATTGAAGTGTGTATCAAACGCAGGAATGACTAAATAGCGATCTGATTCCACAAAAATAGGAGCCTTGGCTTGATACGGCTCCTTGTGTGTGATGATGTCATTCATCAATGATTCATATTGTTCCGCCTCAACTAACGGCCTAATTTGTATCTTGCTTTGATACAATGTCGCTTCAGGCGTCTGCTTCCAGAAATTGCTTGTGGCACGCAAAAGTTCCCATTTGTTGTAATCATACCCGTGAGCTTCCAAAACCTCTCTAGGCGTCATTTTGTGACCCCTGACAACCTTTAGGATAGTCTCACTGGACTGTGTTCCGTCTGAATCATATTCATTCTTCAGTGGCTTTTGAAACTCGATGCCAAGCCGTTTTGCTTTGCCCTGCAACGCATCATAGCTAATCCCGAGCTTGTCAGCCGTTTCTCGTCTGGTAAAGCCTTCAGAGGCGAGCTTCCTAATGCCACTAATTTGTTCATCTGTCCATTGCATCTACTCGCCTCCTGAAATATAATAATTGTGAGCCACATGCAATCATGTGCTGCTCTTTTCATTTTTATTCCTCAGGCTCTCGGACTCGTCCCCGAGAGCTTTTTTATGTGCCTATTATAAGTATTGTGTTACAATGACTTAGTGAGTTCATTCTCACACTTCAAAAGTGATTGGCCTTCGTTTTCCCAGAGCGAGGGCTTTTTTGTTGCGACGGATTTACAATTCAAGTGCAACAAACTAGTCAAATAGAAAAGACTCATCGCCTGAGTCCTTGTAAAATGGAATCACCACAAGACCAACTACAAGGAGAACTCGACTATGAGTCCGTACACCCATCTTACCTTAAAAGACCGTGAATCGATACTGCTTGGTATCTCTACAGGCAAAACTCTTGATACCATCGCCAAAGAGATAGGTCGTTCCAAGAGTACAGTCAGCCGTGAAATTGCACGTAACGGCGGCTGGCGGAGCTATTCGGCAGCCACCGCTCAGGACCGCTACCGGCGGGTTCGCTTGGCTAGCAGGCGTCCTCGGATCCTCGATCGACCGGGGACTCGTGACGCTGTCATTCGATATATCACGGTGCTACATTGGTCGCCTGAGCAGATTGCCGGTCGCTTGTCACTAGAAGGCAGTCCTATTCGCATCAGCTATTCGACTATCTACAGAGGTATCTACCTAGATAATCTCGGCGTTCCATTGAAGAGCCATGGTGCTCGCGGGCTACCAAGGCTGCTTCGACACCGAGGCAAGACGCGCAAAATCAAAGGCACCATAAATGAACGCCGGGGGCGCTTCAATGACGTGCCATCAATTCACGACCGACCCCGGTCGGCAGAAAATCGCAGCTGGTTTGGTCACTGGGAAGGCGATACAGTACGCGGTAAAACAGGACACTCTGCATTAGTAACATTAGTTGACCGTAAATCACGCTATCTGCTTTCGAAGCGAACGGCCAACGCAAAAGCTGACACTGTTAGAGACGTCATGATTGAGCTGCTTGGTGCCTTACCAGCTAACCGAGTAAGAACAGTGACTCCTGACCGTGGAAGGGAGTTTGCCCGGTACAGGGAGCTGGCAGAACGCCTGAATACAAAGGTCTTCTTTCCTGACCCACACGCGCCTCAACAACGAGGAACTAACGAAAACACCAACGGACTGATTAGAGAATACTTTCCCAAGAACACAGACCTAGACCTTCAGAGCGACCAGGAAATTGAGACTTACATTGAACAACTGAATAATCGACCACGCAAGGTCTTAGGCTGGAAGACGCCATCAGAAGTCTTCATGGGTAAAAAGTTGCACTTGAGTTGACAATTCGTCCAACAAAAAAGGCCCTCTGAGCGATTAACTGAGGGCCTAGCTACCGGTGTTTACTGAGGTGAAACAACGGTACCGAAAAAGAGTATAACACATGTAGCAATAAATCGGATTAAAAAAGCCCTCAGAGGTCGAAGCGTCTGAGGGCCGGAGAAATGGAAAAAATGAAATCCACTAGTGAGCAGCAGCGATTGACTTGGAGGAGAAAAGCCGCTGCTCACGCATATATATTAGCACATTCCTTATAGAAGATACTAAAAAAGCACTCGGTTGGGGGCCAAGTGCCTAAAGAGCGGGGCATTAAAGAGGAGTTAAAATGAGTATCTATTGGAACAATTTGATTCTATCTCACTCCAACTTTTTAGGCAACAAAATAGCTCTCGGGGTCGAGTCCGAGAGCTACAAGAACAAGGGAAGTTCTTTTCAAGAAAGCTGAGCAGCGTCATCAAACTGCTCACGGTCATTATATTTCAGGAGGCGAGTAGATGCAATGGACAGATGAACAAATCAGCGGAATTAGGAAGCTCGCCTCTGAAGGCTTTACCAGACGTGAGACAGCAGACAAGCTAGGGATTAGCTACGATGCGCTTCAAGGCAAAGCAAGACGGCTTGGCATCGAGTTCCAAAAACCACTAAAGAATGAATACGATTCAGACGGCACACAGTCCAGCGAAACCATTCTAAAGGTTGTCAGGGGTCACAAAATGACGCCTAGAGAGGTTTTGGAAGCTCATGGGTATGATTACACCAAATGGGAGCTTGTACGTGCCACAAGCAACTTTTGGAAGCAAACGCCTGAAGCAACGTTGTATCAAAGTAAGATACAAATTAGGCCGTTAGTTGAAGCAGAACAATATGAATCATTGATGAATGACATCATCACACACAAGGAGCCGTATCAAGCTAAGGCTCCTATTTTTGTGGAATCAGATCGCTATCTGGTCATTCCTGCTTTTGATACACATTTCAATGGCCACACGTTTGATATCTATGCTGAATCTCTTAAACGGCAACTAGAGATCATTGAACGCGGCCACTACGCCAAAATATTGCTCATTCTGGGCGGTGATCTAGCTCACGTGGACAATATCAACTCGACCACAGCAAAGGGCACACAACTCGAAACAACCGACTTAGGCGAGACTGTGAATGAAATGGAACAATACTTCGAGACGTTGATTGAAGCAATTATCAAGAACGCCAATGAGTGTGAGGTCATGTATTGTGCCGGAAATCATGATCCGTCAGTTGGGTATATGTTCGCACGTCTATTGAAACGTGCCTACAGCAACCAGCCGAACATCACTTGGGATATATCACTGAAGCATTACAAAGGTGCAATGTTAGGCCGCAACTTCATTGGTGCCACTCACGGAGACAAGGGCAAGAACAACTACCTTGCAAAATATCTTGATGAGTTTGGATTCATGTTAGGCACAGCACAGAACCGCGAGCTGTTTACGGGTCATCTTCATAGCGAGATGAGTAAAGACTTGGGAGGCTTCGTTCAGCGTCAGGTATCAACGAGAAAACCTAATGACCGCTGGACTGATGACATTGGCGTGGTTGCTCACAAAACGTTTGAGTTGGTCGAATACAGCGATCATGATACCCGTGCCATTTACTATGTGTGAGGTGATTTTATGGCTCAAATGGTGATGACCAAGTTCGGATACATGTCGAAGGCTGAGGCCTCAATCATCGGGAAAATTGCCAAAGAGGAAGCTCAGAAGAAAGCTAAGGAAGACAAGAAAAAGCGCGGGAGGTGTGGTGATATGTGATGAAACTAAGCCCGAAACAGCAGGCATTTGCTGATAACTTCATAAAGTCAGGAAATAAGTATCAATCAGCAATTGAAGCGGGATATTCTAAAAATTACGCGCGTTCTCATGCTGAAAAATTGTCGGAGAATGTCGGTATAAAATCATATATTGCTGAACGCATGAAACGCATCGAGTCTGATAAGATTGCCAAGGCTGCTGAGGTGCTTCAATACTTCACCACAGTACTTCGTGGAGAGGCAAAAGAGACAATTATAGTTAGCACTCCGGATGGCGCAGAGTCTGTCGAAAACGATCCAAGTATCAAAGACCGTATGGCAGCAGGACGCGAATTGTTAAAGCGTTACCCTGGTAATGATGAGCTGCTCAATGCTCAGCTAACGAAGATTATTACTGATATTGAGAAAACTAAGGCTGATGTTCGCAAGTCTAAAGCTGAGGCTGACATCATGGAATCCAAGGCCAAGTTGCTTACTGATGCAGGTGCACAAGACAGGACGGTGATTGTCGATGACGTCCCAGAAGATGATTAAGTTAAGCAAGATGGTGCAACCACATTTCTATTCGTTTTGGCGGTCAAAGGCACCATATCTGATACTGAACGGCGGCCGTGGCTCGTTTAAGTCATCGACAGTTAGTCTGAAGCTACTCATGATGCTGAAAAGGCAAGCACAGCAAGGACATAAAGCCAATGTCATCATCATTCGAGAGAATACGGTTAACTTGCGTGATTCGGTTTACAGCCAGATCAGTTGGGCAATTGACATGCTCAAAATGACAGACGAGTTTGTGTTCAACGTATCACCTATGCGCATAACGCATCGTGGAACTGGTAGCACATTCTACTTCTATGGCGGTGACAAGCCTGAAAAGCTGAAGTCTAACACCGTTCGTAACGTGATTGCTGTGTGGTATGAAGAAGCGGCCAACTTCAAATCTGCTGAAGTGTTTGACCAAACTAATCCAACCTTCATTCGACAGAAATCATCATGGGTTGATCAGGTTCAAGTCTTCTACACGTATAACCCACCGAAGAATCCATATGACTGGATCAATGAGTGGATCGACAGCGTGAGAGGAGACCCGGACTTCTTCATTGACACTTCAACTTATCTCGATGATGATCTTGGATTCACTGACGAACAGCAGCTTAGACTGATCGACAAGTATAAGGCCAACGATTATGACTACTACCGTTGGCTTTATCTTGGTGAGATTGTCGGACTTGGAACCAACGTCTACAACATGGATCTGTTCCACCTGATTGATCATATTCCCGATGATGATCCTTTGATTTACCTATTTCTAGCAATGGACAGTGGGCATATATCGTCGGCTACGGCATTACCTGTTGCTGCTGTTACCTCGAAGGGAAATGTAATCGTTCTTGACACCTACTACTACTCACCAGCAAATCAATCCTTAAAGAAGCCGCCAAGCTTATTATCAAAGGAGATTCACGAATTCCTGACTTCGGTAACCAAGAAATATAGCGGCGCGAAAGTCAAAAACATGACAATCG